ATGCGGGGAGGGGGTGCATTTTTAGCAAGCCCCCTCTATCCCTAATTATCATCGTTCCAGTCCTAATGACTTGTCTTTTATAGATTTGATTACTTTCACGTGGATGATTATGTGAATTTGTTGCACTTCAATTACTACAAAACGATAATTATTGTTGATTTGTGTTATGTTGTAACTGAATATTTATTTTTTTCTTTTCTGCCTATAAGCACGGATGGTTTTCTCTTTTTAATTTAAGTTCTTTACCTTCTTATAGATTCCTCTAAAATCATACTTGATGATTTCATCAATTGCTCTCTCAACTTCAATTCTATTTTCTTCATCAGAAAGCTGATCAGATGTTCGAGCAATTCGTCCTAAATAAGAAGTTGAATGATATCCTTTTTCCTCGTCAAACATGAACCATTCATCAAATTGTTTAAAAGGATCAAAAGGATTATCAATCGTGGTTAATGCACAATCTGCTGTCATTTAACACTCTCATCCCTTTCCATTTAAATACTTTGAAACTGTAGAAGTTGATACGCCAAGAGCATCTGCAATCTCTGAAGTTGTATAGCCAGAAGCACGCATTGCTGAAATTCTATGCTGTTTTGCTGTGCTCAAAGAATTTGTAGCTCGCGGAGTTGCTCGCTGACGAATAGTATCAATATTTGTATTATTCAGAATTTGAATAAGTTTATTCTCACTAATAGCTCCCGCCTGGATAGCCTCCCATTCTCGATCTGTAATCTCGACAGGTGTGCGATGCGCCCCCACAGAGGTTCTTGCTGAAGATAATGCCTGCTGGTTTGCTTTTTTTATCTCAGCTTTTGTCATGTCTGGATTTTCTTTCTTCTTTGCTGCCACAGTTGCATTCGCCATCACCTGTGCCTGTCTCTCCCTTGGCGCATTCGATAATGCAATGTTAAGTTTTGCAGACAATGATTTAACTTCCCCCTGGTAGGTATTCTTAGCAGCGGCGGAATAGGCAATCTTACCAGTATTAATCATCTCTCTTCGAGCCTGGTTCGCCAATGATTTCATGGTATTAGCATAATCAGCATAGGCTTCCTCTTGCGGAGTACCGGAAGATAACTCACGAGCATCTTTAGCTTCTGCCATCTTGGTACTGTTTTGCATTCTGAATTTGAGTTTACCATTTTTATCGACATACTCTTCTTTTACGGTTTTGTATGATAAGGAACCATCTTCATTGATTATTGGAGAACCTTTTCTCTTGTAAACCTGAGTTTCAGATTTAGCTCTGGAAATCAACGTTGAAGCACCCTCATGATAATTGCCATCTTTATCAATGCTACCTTGATACTTTTTCTTTAACGAGGCAATACCATTATCGATCTCGCTCTGCTTGTAATCCAAAGCATGTTTCTCTGCATCAATAACAACCATGCTGTGACGGATTGCTCTGGTAAGTTCTTCTTCGGTAGCTCCTTTCAAAGTCATATCCGTAATCAAGTTAGAGACTTTCCCCATTTCGATTTGTTTATTGCCCATTTTCTTATAGGTCTTTCCATTTCTTGAATAGTACTCTATCTCTCTTGAACCAACGGTTTCAACTTTTACAGGAGAGCTCGAATCTGGACCATACGCTTCTTTAGTATCAAATCCGATCAGTCCTTTTAACTGTGGTGTTGAAGTAATTCTAACTTTGCTGGAAGTTGAATTACATGGAATTACCATAACCGTATCACCATCAAAGTCAGCTCCAGATAATCGATCAGCATTTGTTTTATTAATACCAATCGCATCCATTGGGGTATTACCAAGAACACTCTTTCCTTCTAGTGATTTGTTGTTTACTTTCAGAATCGGAATTTCTGAAGTTCCGCCATGAGGATAGCGAATTAATGCCACTGTTTCGCCATCCTTATAGTTTGGAGCATAAACCTCATTATCTTTTAATGATGGTAGGGGCAATATTACCTGGTAACTCTGTCTCGGAAGCGATGCTGCCTTTAAATGAACGGCTGCTGCATCACAATCATCGGCAAAGGATTTAAGCAATATTTTCTTTACTGTCGGATTGGTAAGAGAACAAATCTCATCGAACTCCGACTGCTTATCCGCTTTTGCTAATCCAAGCTGTTTTGTAATTAAACTAAGACTCTGTTTAGACAAGAACTGTGATGAAAGTGATTTACTCCATTCACCCCAATCACCTTCTTCGGCTCGCTTATTAATTACAGACAATGATTGTTTCTTTCCAGTAAGAGGATCTGTATATTTTCCATTTGGATCGTCATAGTAGCTCTGACCGCCATGTTCTTTGATAAGCGAACCAAATGGATTATTCGGATCATCTTTGATTTTTTTCAATACATCTTTTGTTGGTGTCCCAGAATGCTTATTGGTATTGAATATAACATCAACGCCATCTGGCATATTATCAGAATATACTGCCATGCCTTTAAGATAATGGGTTCCGTCAACCATGATTCGAACTTGGGCATAATGAGAATCGCCAAGAGAAATATCTTTTACACCTCTTCGAAGCTCAATGACCCCATCCTTATCGACACCGCCATCTTCAGCGTATCGAATCTTTAATCTCTTGGAACTCAAGCTTTCCGGATATTCAAACGCTTTTCTAAAAGAATCACCGTTGTCGTAAGAAATATAATTTCGCAAGGAATGGACATTCTCGAAATTATAAATATCCTTATGCTCTGTTCCTGGTGGACAAATGACTTTGATATTTGTCTGTTTTCCGGGATTAGTAGCTTGCGGTACGCCTCCGCCATAAACCGGATAACCCTCTAATTCCAGAATATAAAGAGCCTGATTAAGTTTCTCTTTGGAAACCCCCAATTCTCTTTCTACACCAGTGCCTACATCTATCATTCCTTTTTCTTTAATTTCTTTTCGAATGATATCAGCTGTCGCTTTAGCCTGGTTCATTCGCCTTTCAGAATTCTCATTCAAAAGCGATCGAACAGATGAATCATTGGAAAAACCCATCTTATCAGCAATCTCGTTAAGACTATATCCTTTTTCACGAAGTCCTTTCGCCGTTGCAACTTGAAGAGAACGACGTTCATCTTTTGCAAGGCTTATCTGAGTACGAAGCTGGGTGGTTGTCAAACCAATATTTTTAGCAATATCAGTCTCACTCATTCCAGTTTTCTTCAGTTCCTGCACTCTGCTAAGAAAATCGCCACTGTGCTGATATGGATCATCACCAGATCCCCAAGGATAACGTCCGGAACGTCTTGGCATTCCGTAATGCATTAAAATATCTTCCAGAATCGAGTTCACGGTTTATCCCTCCTGATCTTTCAATCTCTTAATTACCTTATCGAAAGTAATAATCTTATCCATAATTGGAACGATGTCTTCAGCTGTTGGATTATGATACAGAATCTCATTATTCTGGTATAATCTTAACTCCATCTCAATATCGCAGGGTTTTACTTTATATTCCAAACAAAAAAGAGCAGCATATATTTCAAGCTGCTCCATGTGAGCTGGAATCTGCCCGGTTTTCAGATCATGAATTCTTAGTAATCCATTTCTAAATAGAATTGCATCCGCAGTTCCAAAGCAATTATCAGAATAATAAAGCACCTGTTCTGGTGTCATTTTGAAACCTATAGCATCGTTAACATACATGTTTAATGTTTTCTGAGACTTCGGTAGCTTCTGTCCCAATGATATACACTGGGCTGCAAAAGCATGTAATACAGTTCCTTTCTGTGTTGCAAGAAACTTCGAATAAGCCTCTGCAACTTTATCCTCACTATAATTTATCCAATGATATTTACTGGCACCAAGAAAGGCGTGCTGTCCTTCAAGATTGGAATGTTTGTTGAAGTTCATCAAGTACCTCCTCTTTGTTCTCGGGATACACAAATCTTGAGAATGACATTTGATTCATGCGATCCACATAGTATTCTTGATTTGGTTGTCTCTTTGCGCCCGCTGATTTCTTGCATTCCAGAGCCGCCCATTTGTCTTTGTGAAGAACAAGTAAATCTGGAATCCCTTGAATATATGTGGGATCGTTTTTCATAACAATGCAACCAGGAAATCTTTTTTTCAGTTCCTTTATCAGATTCGCCTGGAACTTATTCTCTAGCATGAGCTAACTCCTTTCTAATTTTTACAACATAAAAAGAGAAGAAGTTTTATAAAAATACTTATTTTACCTCTTCTCTTCATAAAAGGGAATGTTTTTTTCGCGTACCAAAAGAAGACAAAAAAAATAGACAGTGACACATTAAGCATCTCTGTCTACAAATATAATTTAATTTTTTTTCAAATACACATCTCCACTTTGGGAAATATAAAATTCTTTTACCTCGGAAACTGCACGCAATGTTTTCCGAAGCGTTTTTCTCATTACAGATTCCTCACCGTTATTCAACGAATCGATCAATTCACAAACATCTTTTTCGTATTGAGATTTATCAATCTTTTCAAGCCATCGACCTTTATAATCAGCTATATGCTTTTTCAAAATGCTAAAACTGCTAAGCATTCTTTTTTCACACTTATCGATATACGCTGTCATCTCCCGATCAATGTACTTGATAAATTCGGCATCATAATTTTGAGAAAAATATGTTTCCAAAATACTGCTCATTCCATACAACTGAATCGATAACTCTAAACTCTCTTTTATCTGGAACGCATTTCCAACTAACTTTTCTATACCATCTTTTCCATTCACGGTTAAGTCCAAATCGTTCATGTAAAATTCAGCATCTTTAATGGCAACCTTTTTTGCCTCCTGAAGACTTGCAATTGTAGCTACTCGTTGTTCGTCATGAGCCATAATGGATGAAAAGTTTTCATAAGCATACTTAACAAAACTCACTTCCGATAGAAGCTCAGCCTTCTTATCCCCATATAAGAATTCCAGAATTTTATCAATGTTCTGATTTATCTTCTTTAGTTCGGAATTAACCTGCGTAATAAAATACTGTCCCGACGCAAACGCCATTGCTGAAAATGCACCGAGTATCATCGCCTCATTCTTTAATGGATATAACGATGCGGTTCCACCAAATTGACCATTTTCTTTTTTCCAGAAACTCATGAATCCACCTTGCTTTAATGACACAAGCGTACGATTAATACCATCTGGAAATTTTGCGATATACGCATTAGCCATTGAACTAGTAGCAAACATTTCTGGTAAATGCTGAATGGCATTGCTCATTTGGCACTTTTGATCATTAGTTAAACCAATCTTAATATATCCATTGGCGAGATCGTATGGTGTGTTAACTGCCTCCAACTTAAAATCATTCTCCAATTCCATCAGTTGCATTATTGAATTATTCTCCGATTCACTCATACTCTTCCTCCATCCAATGGTAAATTAAGAGCATTAAAAAAAGTGCGCCCCATAGAGACGCACCGAAAAAATGCTTCTCCCATTGTTGCCACACAATCTCGTACCGTTCAAGGGTATAAGTAAAAGAGAGAATACACTTTTTACCGAAGCTATTCCCTTGAACGTTTTATGCGATATACGATTGTGTGGCGTATTTAGTATATCACGAATCAAAAAGAAAAGAAAGAGTAATTTAGGCAACAATAAGTTTTCCTCGTTTTCTAACATCATCATAGATCATCTGGCTTCCATCTCTGAAATATACGATAATGCTCATATAATCATGTGGTCTAAAATCTCTTGCATTTTTTGACAAGGTTGGATATACAGTTTTGAAATTGTCAAATATATCTCGCCAGCTCACTTTTCTTTTTGCACTCATAAAAATCACTCCTTTTTCGGTTTTGGTCAAAAGCCCACTTTTATTGGCCATATTTATATATTATATTAATTTTT